TTTAACGTAAGATGATAAAGTAACTCTTGAAACTTTAAGTAATTTGAGAATTTCTTTGGATCTCATTATTGCAATTATAATAAATAAATTTATATACTTTTATATGGATTTACTACCCTGATTCTTTTATCATACTTATTTCATTGGATTCATTATCATTATTTTTACCACATATATATTCACAAAAAAAATCATTATTCCAACAAGATATTCCAATTAACCATTCACAACCAATTTTTTTAAGTAAAAATATAACATTGTCCAACTCGGCTAAATCAATAATATCCTTATTAACTTTAATATTAATAAGCACATGATTAATTGTAGGATTATTTGAAAGAATTTGGTATACCGTTTTAAAATAAAAATTAGTGCTTTTATGCAGTGCATGAAAATTCAATGAATCAATACTAATTTTTAAACTATTCGAATTCGCTAATTTATCCATACAAATATCATAATTATCAAAAAATAAATGATTTAGTTTGACGTCATAGTAATTATTAATATTATCAATTAATATTGGTTTGGCTATTTTTTTATTCCATCGATGATAAGAAATATCGATATTATTCGGAACGGGATAATTAATTTCGTAACTTTTAGTTTTTTTTTTGTCTATGTGACCAAAATTGATTTTACACAATTTTGAAATACAATCATTATATTCTGAATTTTTAAAAACCATCCTGATTTGTTTTTGATTAACATACTCAAAAAAATTATCTATTTGGTATGATTTTTCTGTACCATCTTCTGAATCATCAAACTCGTTATTTAATGTCACATTTAATGATTCGCAAAATGCTGTTAATAAATAGTACTGGTTAATTCTTTTAACTTCTTCTATATCGGACTGGTATCCTTTTTCTCGATAAAAATAATCGAAACCTTTGAAGTTACGCATTTTACAAAGTTTTTCGGTATCGATCGTTACAAAATCCATTTCATCGTAATTAATATAGTCCATAACAGTGTCCAATATCAATACATATTGGCATTCCAGTTCATTCAATAACTGAACGATTTCAGTCAAATTATTTACACACAATGCTTTAGATCTGGCTCTCAAATAAAATTCATTCAAGGTATTTTCGTTCCTGTTGATAAAATCCTTAACAATCCCTGCATTAAAATTTTCATTTGTGCAAACATTTACTGATACAATATTTGATCGATATTTAACCTGCGAAAAAAAATCTTCGCAAAGTTGATTAGATAAATCAATATCAACATTGGTAGATTTTTTTAAATATTTTTTTAGTGTAATTGAATCCATAAAAATTATTTAGTTTTAATTAATAAATATTGATTCATTAATTAAAAAATATTCAATTTTTCAGTTATTCCTTAATGTATTTTTCTTTTTTTTTCGTAATAGTTTTTATTAATTCGTCAATTTTCTTTATGATCCCATTATTTTTTGCTTTTTTTCCAGTTGTGATATCATACATTTTCTGTTCTTCAATACTATATCCAATACCATACATATATTGGCATCCGATTAAAATAAAATATTTATCAAAAATCATGTGATATGTTAAACGTGGTGGATTTTTCCAAACGTACCCATTGCAACCCTCAGTATCTAAATCATCATCCTCTTCTTTGTAATCCAAGTAATGCATTTTGTTAATTGCTTCATTTCTTGTGACCTTATCCAATTCAAAATCATAATTCAGAATATTCATAATATTGGTTTTATTGCAGAACTTTTTTTTCAATTTATATTTTTTGACAATATGCGAATTTATATCAGCAAATAATAAGTTGTCTTCTGTCTGCATTTCACCAATATTATTCATAATAATTATTATATATGTGTATTTTTTTTAAACCAATTTTTATTAGTCAATTTTATATTCAATTTTATTTGTTATAGCATTAATATATTTGTGTTAATGTCAAAGCCTGTTCTAAATCTTGTAACAAATCAGAAATATCTTCAATTCCAACAGATAATCGACATAACGAATCGGAAATACCCAATTTTTTTCTTTCGTTTTCCGGGATAGATGCATGTGTCATAATAGCTGGATGATCAACCAAACTTTCGACACTGCCTAAACTTTCGGCCAATTTAAATATTTTTAATTTTTCGAGAAATTCTCTGGTTTCTGGCATTTCTCCTTTTAAAACAAAAGTGACGATTCCACCAAATCCTATCATTTGTTTTTTAGCAATATGATATTGCGGGTGTGATAAAAGACCCGGATAATAAACTGTCTTCACTCTGGAATGTTTTTCTAAATATTGTGCCACTTGTAATGCATTTTTTTCGTGTTCTCGCATTCGCAAGTGTAATGTTTTTATTCCTCTCATTACCAAATAACAATCAAATGGACTTGGTACAGCACCAATAGCATTTTGTAAAAATCGTAATTTATTTTCTAATTCGGCATTATTAGTACAAGCAACACCCATTACCACATCCGAATGACCATTCAAATATTTGGTCACAGAATGTACAACAATATCAGCTCCAAGATCCAATGGTGTTTGAAAATATGGTGACATAAATGTATTATCGACAACCAATATAATATTTTTTTGGCGAGTTATTTGAGCAATTTTAGCAATATCAACAATTTTTAGTAAGGGATTGGTTGGAGTTTCCATCCAAACAAGTTTAGTTGTTTCCCGAATTGCGTTTTCCAGGGCTGATTCTAAATTAAAATCAACAAAAGTAAACTCAATTCCGTACTTCGATGCTACTTTTGTAAAATATCGATATGTTCCACCATAACAATCATCCATTACAACAACGTGATCGCCCGCTTCCAATAAATGTAATACTGTTGTAGTGGTGGCGCTTCCCGAAGAAAATGCAATACCAAATTGGGCATTTTCGAGTGCTGATATATTAGCCTCAAATGCATTACGGGTCGGATTCATTGTGCGAGAATATTCAAATCCTTTATGTATACCAGGTGATTGTTGTACAAATGTCGTTGATAGGGATATCGGTGGTACAATAGCTCCAGTTACTATATCTGGTGATTGACCAGCATGAATCACTTTTGTAGCAAATCCAATGTTCATTTTTTGTATATATGTTATATTTGTATATTATTTTTTTGTTGATTATCAAAAATATTTATTAATATACACATGCATAAGATAAAGAATTAAGATTTGGCCCACCAATTTTTTATTTTATTATTTCGAAAAACAATCCATTCATTTTTACATTTAGTATATTCAATTCCTAATAGTACCCATTCAAAATCAAAAAAACTATTTAAAACATTTTCTATGAATCCATCAGTTATTTTTTCTGGATGATTGTTGCTGCTGAGATATATGGCGGGTTTATCTATTTTATTTTGATCGGCTTGTTTTAAATTTAAATATTTTTTTTTATATTTATTGTATTTACCATAATAATCCATTAATAAATATATTTAATATTAAAAAAATTGATTAATTAAAATTAAATAATAAAATGATATAATGACATCTTATTAATAGAATAATATTAAATAAATCATAATGAGTAACAAACAGATTGTACCAATTAAATTTCGCCAAGTTTCGGAAAGTTATGTAGCAGGAAAACAACGTTATAGATGCGCAAATAAACCTGGTTCATATTTTAATGGACTGAGCGAGTATGCTTGCCCGCTATGGAAACATGGCGAACCTGATTCAATTGGACGTTTTGATATGGCAGGATTTAAAATAAGTCGCATCACGAAGCATTGTAATCCAAATGATGGTTTTGATGATTGTCAGAATATGAGAGTATTTTGCACATCATGCCATAGTGTCAAAAAACATAGTACCAGCAAAATTAATGACAGTGATGATGAGGATGACGATGATACGGATGACAATGATACGGATGATGATGAGGATAATGATAATGACGAAAATACGATTGACGATGATGATACGGATGATGATGAAAATATGTGTGACGATACTGAATTTCTTAATGAAAATACAAATGATGAAATCGAACATGATTGTAATAATAAAAAATCCATTTGTAATTTTAACATTATTGTTGAAAAAGATTTTGATGAAATAAACATTAATGTTACAATTAAGGATCCTAAAAGAAAATCACCAAAATGTGTATGTTATAATTAGCTAACTAAATGAAATAACATTAAAATCTTAATAAATATTTTAATATTATTAAACTTCTTAAAAAATATATTCAATAAAAAAAGTATTTGGCAAAATTTTTATTTGTCCAAAAACTTTTTTAATTACTCACTTTTTGGCATCAATTTTGGTATCAATTTTAGGATTAATTGTAGAATTAATTTTTTTATGTGCACAAATAAAAATTCTAGCTTTTTTTAGCCAATATTCAAATCTCCGTTTTTTCATATCTTTATTTTGCATAGCAAAATTAGATATTGGAAACACTAGGCTGGACTCTGTCCCTGCCGCGCGGTGCTGGACACATTCGTATTTTGAGTAGGCTTTTAAGTTTTGCACATGTTTGGCATTTCATTTTGTGTCCAATACTGTGCACCAATTTTTATCATTGATATGTTATTTTTTGAGTTATAATAAATTTTTTTTTGATTTTTTTGAATAACAAAAATGTGTCCAATTTTTGTGGTTATTATTTTAGAAAATAATATAATAAAATATTAATATTGACATAATGATGACAATTTTGAAATGTGAAAGATGCGGTAAAAAATTTTACAACAAAGAGCACCTAGAACGACATTATAAAAGGAAAATACCATGTATTTTTTTAAAAAAAATTTCGGCTAATAAAAAATTTGATGATGATGATAATTTAGAAAATAAAGATAATTATTGTGGAAAATGTGATAAATATTTTAGTCGACCATACACATTAAAAAGGCATTTGGACACTATATGTAATAAAAACCCCACACCAAATATCAATAATGCAACAACGAAAAAAGGAAATATTAACCAAGTAATTAATACTGGTGATAATAATAAAATTATCATCAAACAGTATAATTTATTGCCATTTGGAAAAGATGGTATTAACTGTTTGAGTATACCCGAAAAAATCAAAATATTTTCTTCTGATGAAAATCCAATGGAAATGATAATTGTAAAAGTGAATTTGAATCCCGATAGGATAAATCATCATAATGTTGGATATACTGATAGACATAGTGGATACGGCTCTCTAAAAATATATGCGTTGTTTTGTATTCAAAATTGTTTCACAATTTTGTAATACTAAAACCACTAGAAAATAAATATGGGCGAAGTCCATATTTATTTAACTAGCTAAAAATAT